GGTCTATCTAAGATAGCCATTATAATCCAAACAAGGAGCTAATGCCTCCTAGTCCTCCAGTAGCGGCACCGTATGCACCGAGTCCTGCAATCCCTAATCCTGCAACCTGTTGAAGTGCAGAAGGCGAAGGAACTTGTGTATAAGAAATTTGTGATGAAGGTACACCTCGGAGAATATCAGAAGCAAAGGCAGTTCTTTCAAACGGCTCTTTTTGCTCTGCTAAAGTGGTTGCTCGTGCAGCTTCGATTTGCGCTTGACCAGGGACGAATGTTCCCTCGGGTCCAGTATAACCAAACTGTTGTGATAACTGACCTAAACCTAATAATCTATTGATGTCTTCGCCTCCTAGTTGTTGTCCTAACTGTCCAAGTCCTGCTTGTGCTTGAGCAGCTTGTAATGTTTGAGAGCCTAGAGTACCTAACTGTTGGGCAGTTTGTCTTTGCGCTTGTTGAGCTTGTAAATAGTTTCGTGATAAGTCTTCAAAAATTCTTTGAGATTTTACCTGGGCTAAGTTTCTTGCTTCTTCGGCTTCACGGACACCGAATCGTGATCCGCCAAAAGCTCCGGCTGCAACTGCCTCCGCAGCAGTTCGCTGACTTTGAATATCAGCTTGTCTTTGAAATTCCGCTAAAGCTTCTTGTGTAACTTGTTGTTGATAAGGATCCATATATGTAGAAATTTGAGAGGGATCTAAAACTTGTTGTGCTGCACCTAATGTTTCTAATCCTGTTCCAATGGTTGTTCTTGCAGCTTCTAAAGAAGGCTGATATGCACCTAGGCCTGTCTGAGCTAGTTGCATTGCCTGTATTTGTTGTGGGGATAATCCGGCTACTTCATAGGCAGGAATCGTTGTGGGTTTTGCAGCTAAACCCTCTGCGCCAAATACAGATTCTAATAATTTTTCTGCTCTCTCTTCAATAAAGGGCGCTTGTCGTTGATATTGTACAATCTCTTCTGCCATATTATGCTACCTTACTTTCAAATTTATCCATCATTTCATACATCATTTTAGCGCCTTGACGACGTTGCTCTAACTTATCATCTTTATCTGCGCCATTCAATGCCCCAAGTCCTCTTACAGCTTGAGCTGTCATGACAAACTCACCGTCCGATAACATCGCAGGGATATCATCTGACTTCTCTGTCCCTGGTCCGTCGATCTGTCCTACTTTACGAGGGAAATTTTTTATATCGCCACCATCTTTTGCTCTGTAAATCTCTGGTATCTGAGGTGACGCTGCTCCATATGCTCTTGTTTTTGGATCATAGTACACGGCCGACGGTGCACTGACATCTAACATTCCCTGGCTACCTGGTTCTGGTGATGGGGGAATATCAGCACTTAAATCTTCTTCTTTAAATGCTCCCATGGCACCCAATGCGCCTAGACCTAAAGCACCTGTTAATAATTTATTTTGTTTTGCAAATTCTGCCATCTTACCTAAAGCCGATGCTTTTTTAGGAGTAACTAATCCTGGTCCAATAGGTTGTTTACCAGGAACCATTTGTGCTGTTGCTTTTTGTAAAGGAGTAGGCATAAAAGTTTGTTTAGCACTTGTACCTAATGCGCTCATACCCTGTCCTCCAACTAAACCTGCAGCTTGACCAAAGCTTCCAAGTCCATACCCCATTAATGCTGATGTTGCAATATTTGCAGGATTGTCTCCTCGAACTGCTGATCCTAACCCTGCGCCAATGGAAGCTCCCATAGGTCCGCCAATAGCAAAACCGATTGCTCCTGTGACTGCGGGTAGAATCTTTTTTAACATTTATCGTCCTTACTTTTTAGGTGTAACCGCACCCGTGAATAATTTAGGGGCGATGACGTTAACATCCCGGCGAATATCTTCGGAAGTAGTATCAGTAGTAGGATCATTAATATCATTATTAGCATGATCTTCTGAATCATATTCAATGCCAGTTCGTGTATTGGTAATAGTAGTTTCGACCTTACAGCTATACACTGGGACTTGATTGCCCTCAATGTCGTATTCATAGCGTAAGATGACCGGTTCATCTATAATTTTTGCCATAGTACATTTTTATAGGTGTTTTACCTAGAAATCAATGGTTTTGCTATAATTAAAAGTATTAAAATCTTTGGCATATTTGTCTAGAACGAGCTGAATAGTCTCCTCATCATAAACATCTTTTAAGGTCTTATCTTCCATGTATCTACTCTGGTTATATTGACCAATCATCCTATCTCTTTTTAAACCAAATTGTTGAGCTAGGAGAGGTAATTCCACATCTAACTTTTCAACTTTAATAAACTTATCAATCTTATCAATGTAGGGTTCGAGGTAATCGGTTAGAGGAATCGTGTGTGTAATGGCATGAGGGCTTTTAAAAAAGGTAGGAAAGTCTAATTTTAAGAAATCTTTAAAGGTAACTTCATTATTAATCCAAGCTGATTTATGCGCCTGTCTCCAACAAGAAATAGCCCTGGTCCATGGATCACGGACCGTGGTTATCAGAACATGGCCCTTGGACAATGCATCTTCGATCTGAGGTGTATTGGGGGGCTCGTAAAGAAATCGTTGGTTAAAGGTAACCTTAAAGTCTGTCCCGCACCAAGCGTTCATGGTACTAGAAGCCGTCTTCGCAGTTCGAACGTACAGTAAGGACATTACTGTTGAATCAGACCTCTATTCACCTCAAGAATAGAAACAGTCGCACTAATACCTGTGGTATCAGAACTACTTAAAACAAGAGTATCACTCTCTTCTAAGATAATCGGACCTTTGGCAATATTACAAATCGTGGGTCCTGAAATATTAGCGTAGGCTATCTGAGTAGCAGTGTTAGAATTACTACTGTCAAAAACATAAGCTCGAACAATTTTACTACCTCCTTCATTGGTTACTTGGATATTTTGAATAATCGCTCTTGTTAAATTATCGGTTGCATAGACTACGGTGTTTGCTGTATCCGAAGGATCAAAGAATGCGTTTTTATAAATATTAGCCATTATGTTAAATCAACCCATTTTATTGTGCCACAAATATCATCACCATTAGATGCTCCTTTAGCACAAAGTGTTAATGTATCAGATGTTCCACTAATTGTCTGTCCTAATTGATAATCAAAGTTAAAACCGTCTTGCTGAAACTGTAAGCTATTTGCACCTTTACCTGATAGGTAGGCTTGTCCTACGACTGTGCCTCCTGTGATTGTAGTCGTGCCTGTTAAATCATATTCGACGTTATCGGAATAACTTGTATAAGAAAATGCTGTCGAAGGAGTAGCGTTTAATCTTAGTTCTATTTGAAAGTCTGAATTAGAAATAGCAGAAGCTGCAATATCAATAGGAACAATCACAGCATAAGGTCTTCCTGATTTAATTCTTATTGTTGCTAAATTATAGTAAGTCCCTGCTGTTGTAAGATTAACACCTGCTAAACTAGCCGTTCCTATGGATTGTCTTATACCTCCTGGAGCATATCCACCTTCAATCATGGTTGTTGAACACACTTGTTGTAAAGTAGCTGTGCTATCTAAAGTATCTAACGCTATAATCATATACCTTATTGGTAAGTTAGCAGTTCTCATATAAACAGTATCTAAATTATTTGCATTTAAAAATGTATGAGCCACAATAAATTTACCATCGATGACAAATCCACATCTAACACTACCCATACCTAACCACTCAAAATCCATGAACATAATACAAGCTTTTGTGGTATCTAAAGTATAGCCCGATGCACCTGTGCCATCTAACTTGTCTCCATTCCAAGAAGATTGTGCAACTGGATTATCGACAGATGATCCTGATGTAGACGTTCTTCTAACCCACCTTAATGTTGATCCTGTTTTTTCAAAATAAATACCATTATCATTATCAAACATACCTACTCTTTGAGCTAAATTAGTTTGAGCTGCATCCATAACAAATGTATTTAAATTCAATAAAGATTTACCTGGCTGATAAGTCATGACTCTTTTGGATTGTCTAATTACATAAGAACTAGATGGTGTATCTACATTTAAATTTACAGTGGATTTATCGGTTGAATAAGTAACAGTTGAACTAGCTCCTACCGTAGCTTCATCAAAGAGATCATTCTTTGACATGACATTGGTAGAATCAAATATGGTTAAAGGATTAGATACTCGAAGCCTGCCAAAGGCATCATAAGCAGTAGAGCCATCTCCACCACCAATAACGGTTGGTTCGACATTGACATTATTACAACTCATCGACTAAAGTACCATGCCTCTGCTTCGGATTTGTTTTCGGAGTCCACTGTATAGGTTGTGTTTAATTGTTGAATCAACGCCTCTAAAACACGAATTAATTCATTAAAGTTCTGAGCTTGATACTCAGGTGTTGGATCAGGGAATCTTTGTAGTGTTAATTTGGCCATTTAATTATTCTACCTTAAAATTCGCTGAAAATATAATTCTTTCCTCATCTTTGTTTGGATATGCACAGTGTGGTAAATATGAGGGAAAAATAACTAATTTAGATTTTTCTGGTTTTATTTTAATGGGATAATGTGAAGCAACGTAAGGCTCCATAGGTGCATAAAAAGCAGTGATAGCTGAGTCGTCAGTGCAATTTACATAATAAATAAGAGAATATTTATCACGTTCATTTCCATGAATGTGTGTGTCATGAAAATCATTAGGTTTGTAAGCTTGAAACCATGAATCTAAAAAATAAAAGTTTTTTTTGTTTAAAACTGAAGCAGTAAAAATTGTTAATTGTTTAGTTAAAAAGTTTTTAAAAAAATATAAATTAGTGTCTTCAATTATTTTATCATTATGAAAATAAGTGGTAAATTGTTCTGTACCTCTTTGAATTTTATTTTTTGATAAAAACTCAAGTACTTTGTCATTATCTTGGTATTCCGTTTTTATCTCATATATATTATATGAAAAACTATGCTTTTTATATGTTATTTCTTTTTCAATCATTCTGTCCCTATGTTACATGTCATAGATAATTTGTTACTGTCAATTCTTAAAACTTGATGCTCAACACCCTTATTAAACCAAACACAATCTTGATTGTGTAAATTTATTTGTTGTTTATCTATCATCCACTCTGACTTACCATAAATATTTTTGACCAAAACACTATATTCATGACTATGTTTATCAAAAGAAACTGATTTTTTACCATTACCAAAGTAAAAATTACAATTAACATTTGTTTTAAAAAAGTCACTTATCATCCATTGTATTTCTAAAGTGTCTTTACAAAAACCTCCAATGCTAGAAAGTATTAAGGTGTACCCATCTAAGTAAGTTTGAATACATTTGTCTGGATCAACAAAACCATCTTTCCAAAAAAATTCTTGATGTTTTGTACCATTTTCATTAATTGCTTCTATTGTAGGTTGGCCCCATGGATAATTTATTGGCCAACGAAACCTGTCATAGAATCTTTCTAAAACTTGTTGTTCTGTAAGATTTACTTTTTTATTTCTTATGCTTTTAAGAAAATTATCTTCTACCATCGGGTTGTATATCAAATCTCATAGTACCTAATCTCCAAGCAGTGCCTGTTGTGTTGGATACAATATTCGCTGTGAACTGTCTTCCTCTTCCTCGTAAGTCTACTTTTTCTGTTCCTGATGTAAAGCTTGTAGATTTAGTCACGGCATTCGCATCATTGGGATAACGTAAAAATTCAAAATCTAGATTGAGAGTACCACTTTGGTTTTGAACATCAGGTATTAATTTAGAGACAAAAGAGAAATCATCACCTTGTCCTATTTGAACAGCACCTGATTTTAAATAAGCATCCATTGCTTCACCGTCGGCATCATTTCCTTGTTCGTGTAAATAGATTTGTGTTGCCCCCGCAGTCAATCCTAAAATCGTTTCATTGTTAGCTGTGGTATCACCTAAGTATTCTGTTCCTATTGGATTATCATACGTTTCTCGATCAATCCAAGATGTACGAGCCAAGGTTCCTGTCCACCAAGTACCTTCGACATAATTATAAACCACCACTGCATTGATTTGATCCGAACCTGTTCTAGCATAAAACCAAATGATTTCATTAAATTCACCATTGTGCCCGGCAAAAGCATTCTCGGAAGCTGTTTGATTAATATTATTAAAGACAAATTGTTCCACGGTACACGGTAGTTTTTTCACCGAACCATCAAAAGTATAGAAAGAATCTTGTGACATCCAAAAGCTATTACCATTTAAATCAATGCCTGCATGCTGACCAATAATTCCACAGTTTTGACCAAGTTGTCGTAGACCAAAAGTAAAAGGCGGACCAATAAATTGTAAAGAGTGAAGAGAAGTATCTGTCCATACTAGTGTTTGACCTCTTGAACGCTCAGCAGCCACGATCCGTGATCCGTCGGCAATCCTCAAAGAACCTGCTGTATTCTCAGCAGTAGGGGTATAATTGTTAATATCTTCTTGATCCGAAAATCTCAGTAATAAATCATCTTGGGTAGCAGGATTACCAATCGTATTTTCGGTACCAAATAAAATTAAATGTCGGTCAGGTGAAGAAACTAAACTGAGTCGTGAAGTGGTAGGAGCGTTCGCTACAATCGCAGCTCTTGTTCCTGTACCACTCGAGGTATCCCAACGATAGGTGCCACCGTTTAGTTGAGTCGCAATTAAGTCTTCACCGAAGTTATCGAGTGACCATTGTCTTGCCTCTAGGGTGACATTAGAAACTGTGGAAGGTTCTCCCCAACCGCCTAATCCATAACCATCGGTTCCCCAACCATAAGCAGGAGTTGAGAAAGCTGGGCCAGGGTTAATTTGATATTCTGCATTTCCTGAACCACCTCCACCTGCGGTTGAACCACTAGCAGTGGATGTATGAGTAACTGTATAAGCTGAAGTATTAACTACGGAAGTTACTTCAAACTCTTGGTTCATATCGAGTCCATCAATCGTGGAGAAAGAATCAAAGGTAACAAAACTACCTTGTTCACAGCCATGACCTGCATCGGTAACTAAAACAGTGGCTGTGCCATTAGTAGTAAAAGGATCGGTTAAAGCTTCGGTAGCTCGAATAGGAGTGATGTCAAAAACTAATCCTTCTTCATAAACATATAATTTTCTATCAGTGCCAAAAGCATCATATCGTGTGCCATCTAAAGCAATCCAACCATGCTGATCTCGTACGACACCAACTAGAGTGGTTTCAACAAACTTGTCCCAACCTTTGATTTTTTGGGGAAGGCCATTAAAAAAGCGTACGTTATCCGAGTCTACCCATTGTCCTTGACCCGTATAATCGGTAACTTCTTTATTAATGCCTGGTTTTATTGTAAAATTAGTCAGTGGCATGAAGTCACTATACTACTTATTTTTTCTGAAATAAAGAACCAACATGACCTTTGAAGGCCCTATTTCCAAAGTGTGTGAGAGGCATAGCTATATCTGCCCAGATGTCTCCACCACATTCTTGCCATAATCTAGAAAAGTAATAATCTTCGGAGAGATATCGTATTTGTCCTTTACCTGTGTTGTAAGGGCCAACAGCAAATAAGTCATAACAGTTATCTGATTTAAAAGATTTACCATTAATAATCTGATCTGAATCATATTTACGTTCTGGAAACTTTTTCATCATTGTACGGAATACTTCTCTTTTAACTAACATCATCCCTGTTGCAGCTTCATTGACCTTACAGAAGCCATCTGTCATTGTTACGTTTTGAGGATCATCAAAATTAAGATTATACCCTAAAGACTTAACCTCTAATTCCTCTTCAGTTGCATTAGGATTTTGTTTCATTGCTTCAATCGCTTTTTCCCAATGAATATGTTTTCTAGGATAAATACCACAAACAACATCTTTGTCTGCACAAATAAGTCTTTCAATATTTTGAGCACTAAATCCAATATCAGCGTCAATAAACAAAAGGTGTGTTGCCACATAATCTGTTTGATCCATCATCATTGAAACTATGGTGTTTCTTGCTCTAGTAATCAAACTTTCGTTACCCATGGTCTGAACTCTCATTCCTACATTTTTGGCCATGGACCATTGTTGTAATTGCAAAAGTCCATGCATCGTGTTTTCTGTCAGCATTCCACCATACATAGGCATTCCTAAAAATATTTTAAAATTCTTATCTTTTAATTCTTCTGGTTTAATCATTTTTTTCTCCTAACATATTTCTCTTATCAAATTTAAAATCTTTGTATGGACCGTCTTGGTCCACATAATGCAAAAAGACAGTCATAAAATGATCATGATGACAGATTTCTCTCCAATGAATTTTATCCCTACCTTTAAAAATTACTGCATTATTAGGAACCATAGGAAACTTATGATCAATTCGATACCGTTTATATTCTCCTTCCTTATTATAATATTTATAATCAGAAGTTTCATCTTCCTCTCCTACAAATATTTCATAAGGCTGATCAATAGGATCTGCTCCTAAACACAAAGCCACTGTGAATTCACAAGACTCTCTATCAGTATGTATTTTTAAATCAGAACCTTTGTCATAAATTCTAAAAAAGGAATAAGTTGGCCATAGTTTTTTACCAACGTTTTGTTCCACGACAGAAGTGCTCATATCCATTAATGTTTCCATTAAATAGTCACCATGCTCGCTAATTAAAGAGTTTGTTTGACCATCAATATTAAATTTTTTTTGATTAGAAAATTTAATAATCGAATAGGAATAAGCTAGATTTAAGATTTGTGTTGGTAAAAATTCTTTTACAAAAATCGGTTGCATTAAATTACCCACCCTATTAAAGCATATCGTGTTCCTTTAGTTATTTTATTTACTCGATGAGGAAATATAAAATTAGAGGGGAAAATTACAGCGTCTCCCACATTTTGAGGGATTGTAAAAAGACTTCCATCATTTAACTTGAATACAAATTCTCCTCCTTCATATTCATTATTTAAACAAATAGAAATAGATAAATGTCTCTCTTCAGCTTTATTTCCAAAATCTTCATGAAAATCATAACCTGCTTTAAATTTATTTGCATCATATCGAAGAATATCTAATTGAGATATTTTATTAATATGTATATCGTGTTTATTTTTGTAATGATCTACACAATGAAATATTTTTTCTTTCACTGCATTTGAACAAATTTTTTCTCCCCAAGATTTATTTTCCAACAAAGATCGTGTTAAACAATTTCTTATATCTTTATCAAGTCCTCCCATAGTGTGAGCATCGTTGTAATCATTGTCAAAATAAGAAATTATTTTCTTACAAAAAGTTTGGGGTATTATTTTTTTTACTTCTAAAATATATTCTTTCATTTTTTATTTATACACAGAAAAACTTAATAAGTAATACTGTGTGCAGTCAGATAATTTGTTCTGACTGTATCTGCTACAGTGGTAGCTTGTGTGGTATTAGCAGTAAATGTTTCTACATTTGCATCAGGATTTGCAGTTTGCCAAGCAGTGAATTGTTCACTAACATTTGCATCATAAGTATTCTGCCAAGAATCTTGAGCTTCACATCTAATCACAACATTAGTTGCCCACTGAGGAAAAGAAGATAGAGATTCATTTTCTCTGTTGTCAACATATTCTAATTCACCAGTATTTGTTATTGCATTCCATTGTAATGCATGAACATTAGCATCAATTTCAGTATGGGACCGAATATTATAATGTACTTTATTGTCTAGATATATGTCTGCTTCAGTGTTTCCAGTGCCTTTAGCAGGTCCGTTACCGTCTAAATTTCCACTAGCGTCAAAAATAATAGTTATTCTTGAATTAACTGTTGTATTATTTACTGTTGTTGCCATCTTTTTTTCCTTTCTTTGTTTTTATCTTATTATTGCTTAATTGTCTAATAGTTTCATCTTCTAAATCAGAGTTTTTTTCTTCCAATGCTTTTTGATGGTCTCCTATTTTTCCAAAAAGACTACTAATATTTTTCATCTCTTTCCTTGTTTGAGGATTGGCAGCTAAAATATTATTCATGACATTTTGTCCTTTGACCATTTCATTTCGAAATGATTCTGTAGCTGCTTGAACGCCTGTCATTTTTGCAGAATTTTCTACTAAAAGTAAAGGAAGCCATGCAATAGAACAACCCCATTCTTGTACATCTAATCCTGTTTGAGGGTGCTTTCCTTGCAACATATTATACCAAAGACATTGATGTTTGATGCACTTCTTATTAAGAAGAGGACATTTTCCATCAGGATCAAAAATAGGCATTAGTCGAATACTCCTACTGAAACTACTATTCTCGGACACAAAGGAATAGCTGCATGAATTATATGTTTAGGTATTATTAGTAAATCACCAACGCTCATATAATATGAAGTAAAATTAGTTTCATCATAAACGTTGTAGATTACTGATCCTATTAAAGGAAAAAGAAAAACTGATTCTATATCAGAATGGTTTTCACTTAAAGCGATCTTACTTAATGAAGCAAAAAGATCTGTATCTATTTTGTTAAAATTTTTATCTAGTAATAAATCTTTAACAAAATTTGAAAAATATCTCCCCTCATCAAAAATATCAAAATTTTGTAATTTAATTTTTCCATTGAGAAAATATTGATTGCCATTTTCTTTTCTATCTAGAAAAAAAGCCAGAGTATTAAAATCAAAATTTTTTTCTAACTTAAAAAAGTTTTTATAGTGAGATACTTTTGTCCTGTCTAATTTAATATCTTTAAAATCGGAGTTTAGGGAAATTATCAATTATTAATCTTTTGAAGCAACAATCACGTTAGCATATTTAACATTCGCTGCAGGAATGGTTACGTCCGCCGTTGCACTTGCTAAACTACCACTAAAAGGGTGTGCGTGGCTTCCACCACCTCCTGTTGCATTTGTAACAGTGTTCGTATCAGAGGGAGCTGGACCTGCTGTAACAGTAGGAGCTGGACCAGGTGTTGGATTACCATCTCTTCTGTTTATAGTGTGTGTATGACTAGCTATCGTTGGAGTAGAAAGTGTTGTTCCCCCTACAGTACCTGATACAGAACCTGAAACAGGTTGAGCAGGTGCTGATTTATTCGTTGTTGCTAGGAATGAAGAGAAGTAAGAGGTTGAACCACCTGTTCCTCCACCTGTTCCTGTGACAACTGACATTACGGTATTAGATAAAGCAGAGGCTGTATCTTGTGTCCATCCTGTTGGAGCGGATGCTTGATAAAAAACCATTTTTGTGCCTGAAGCAAAACCTACATTATCTAAACCCGAACCATCTCCAGCATAAGATGTTGCATTAACTGTACCTACAACATTAACATTATTTTTTACAGAAAGATTTCCTAAAGAATTTGCAAAGAGATCAACAACAGTATCCCCTGTGCAATATTGAACAGTGTGAGCACCTTGTACAATTGCTGAACCATTAGCACCGTGTCCTGTCGGTGCAACAGTTAAAGTGAAAGCTCCAGAAGTATTATTAAAAAAGATATAGTTAGACTCAACAGCAGGAACAAAAACTGTAATGTCTCCTGTCAAAGTACCTGTAAATTCGATTACTTTGTTAGAAGCTTCAGCAGTGGGATCAGCATTATTGGATGTCAATGTGACGTTGGCTGAACCTGCAACAGACTTAGATAAGTAACCCGCACTAAAAGCGTCAAGTGTTTCTAAGTTGGTATTAGTATTGTTTCCCCATGTATTGGCGTTAGCGCCTGTTTCCATGAGTTCGAGTTTGAGTCTATCTGAATATGTACTTGCCATGTTTTAAACCTCTATAAAATATATCTTTTTTTATCCTTCAAGCAACATTTTTTATGCTGCCACTTCGATCCAAGTATTGCTTGCACCTGTTACTACATTCGCCCATGGGGTTGATCTCATATTACCTAAAACCACGGACATTTCAACACCTGTTGGGGTTACGACTGCACTACCTGATATGGTTTCTGTGCCTTCAGCAAACTGTATTGAAACCCCTGTTGTTGCTACATTGACACCTGTACCTGTTACAGTGGTGACAGTTCCTACATTAGTATTTGCTTGAGAACCTGTTAAGGAGAAGTTCGCATCTCCCGACATACCAAGAGTACCTGTTTCAAATGTCGAAGTAACTGCTGTCGCATCAACTTGAGTGAAGATGTCAATATTAACTGCACCAATAGCAAAATCCATTTGATCGCCTGGAGCAGATGTCGTGACATTACCGTCAGCTAGAATTGTTGGATTTTGAAGTAATGCATTAATGTTGAATCCTGTGACGGAAATAACTTGATCAGTAACTAAAGAAACAGCTCCTAATGTTGTTGCAACAGAATTACCTGTAACAGGTGCATCAACACCTGTACCTGTTTGAGTAGTAACTGTACCAATATCAGTCGATAATTGTTGTCCAACAAGATTTGCAAAGATAGTGATATTCTCGCCCCATGCAAAAGATCCCCAAGTATTTCTTCCCCAACCAGCGTCAACGGTTGCGATAATTTCTTCGGTGCCATCAGCAAACGTCATTTCAACGCCTGTTGGCTGAACACCATGACCTTCTTGAGCCTCCAGTGTTCCTGTTATTGTGTTAGATTGAACTCCTGTTAAAGGATAAATAGATTCAGCTTCACCTGTCGCTGTTCCAAGAACAACTCCTGATGAAACTCCTGTGGGCTGAACGAGTGCGTTAGCACTTATGGTAAGCGTACCTACATTGGTATTTGATTGTTCACCTGTGACGGATACAGGAATGAATTCACCGAACTCACCCTCTCCCCAGGTGCCTCTACTCCAACCTTGTAGGTCTGCCATGGTAAGGATCTCCTAGGATTAGGAAATCCTTAAAATAGCACTACTTGCGTCGTTTGTTGGAAATTGAATTGTGAATGTACCGTTTGTGGATGTCTTTACACCACCAAAGTCTAACACTGCGACTGAAGCATTGACGTTTGCAGATGAAGTGTTGTAAATCAAAGCTGCTTGAGCT